ATCAAAATAAAATTTGTGTTTTTAAATTCTTAATACGACTTTGCGGCTATTTATTTTTTTTTTTTTTTTTTTTTTTTTTTTGGTGGCGATATGTCGCGAAACAACATAGAAACACCAAAATTAGACCAAAGAAGGATCACAATAATCAAGATAGTATAATCAAGGAATTGACAATGTCAACCTGCTATTACAACCTATCAACAGAAAATGTGTGTTTATCACTTCTTCAGACGACGTTGCGGCTCTTTAGTTGCACACAACATCGTGTCGTCATCAGAAGACAACAACTCTAGAACACGTGACGGTGAAGAGGCAGTACGCTCCATAAAAAGCGCGCGAAGATCATTAAGATCAGCTGTCAACTGACCAATTGGATCCTTTGCTCTCTTCTTCAAGGGCAACGTGTACGGGATGCACAAACAATAACCATCAGACAATGTGGATCCTGAGGTATATTGTGGCGAATAATTGATTGAACAATTCGCATTTTTGACAACCAAATGGATGATGGTAGTCAATGACCCCGTTGAAGTGGTTCCCAACGGAGTATCAGTCGAAAGAAGGGTATACGTGTTAGGCGCAGGAACGCCATAAGACACATGATGTGACGATGTGCCTACCGCTGCGGTTCGTGGTATAGTGAACACGATAATCCAATCACCAAGTGGCAACTTATTCAAATCAATACCACCACCTGTCGTCCCGTTCATAACGGTTGACGTAGTGCATGATGGTATGTTGAAATCAGCTGGATAAATCGTAAAATACGGGTTTGTACCAGCTGTATGGATAAACTTGTTGCCATAAATAACGGGCACTTCTGCAGCAGCCACGTTTGCCGGTGCATAACATGGCGAAATCAAGTCAACGTCATACTTGATGTAAAAAGTTCCAACGACAACAGTATCGGCTGTACCGTTGAGAGTTGGTGGAATTGCGCAAACAATTTTGAACAACGCCTGCGTCGTCAAACGAGCGTCAGAAACATCATTCAAATCACAGTACCAAGTCTGTTTCTTCTTGTCAGCTTGCTTGGTGCAATCACCTTGAGCAACTGACCACAAATTCCAATTCTTGAAAGAAATGGAGTTGTTTGCACGAATCAGTTGGACGCTGCCTCCAGGATCAGACTCATCAGCGTCCAACTCCCAGTAAGCAACAATTTGTCCTACCTGAGCAGACGTTTGAGCAGGAACAAATTCAATAGATGCACGTTTAAAACAGTACATCTCATACAACTGCGCGAACAATTGCAGTCGTGAAGGGAAAGCAGCAGGAGTCAAACTAAAACTGTAAAGGACATCACCAGAAGCTGCGCTGCTGGGAATGGACAATTGCATCAAGTATTCACGGCCAGAGACATTGATTTTGTCACCTGTTCGCATATTGCGAGAACCACTGAATGCAAATGAATTAGGTCGCATTGCAATACTTTGCTGTACTGGTGCTGACATAATTCTGCTGCGTTGCTCAGCACGTGCCCCGTAATAGTTCGGAGTTCTTCTATTAACACGGGGTGCTCCTTGGCGAGCGGCACGGCGGCGAATCGCTTTTTTCGATTGACCTTGACCAGGTAGGCGCTGAACGCCACGAGCTCCATGAGACTTGCCTCTTGTTTTTCTAGGCATTTGTTCGGCTGGTTGAAAATCTTTTTGGATATCAAAATACGCTGCAACAGGAGTAAATACACCTCCCTTAGCTTGTAGAGCTCGAGAAAACAATCGATCTGCTTTAGCTGGGTCAATATCTGTGAGTTGGTCGTGTGATCGACAAAACTCATCGAATTCACTTGTAGGTTCAACTGTGTAATCGCAGTGTTCGTCAAACGAGCCACCACAATAACCAGGTCCGCAGTAATTTGTGCCGGGAACTTTAAACGGAATTTTTCGGAGAAAACTCATCAACAGGAGAGCTGTTTTATCGGGCTCAATTTGATTTAAGCACCCGATACCACCTTCGGTGCGCACATGAAGGTAAGCTATCTGTTGTTCTGACAAACGCACATGTAGCAAAGTTTGCATAATGGTAGTGATAACACAATTCTTCAAGAACGTGTCGATCGCTGCGTCAATTATCAGAAAGTCTTCTCGCCACGGAAACAAACAAAATCGCACACCCAACAAATGAGCTAGAGTGTGCTCTTTTTCAGACATAGTACCACTTCTGTTTTTGGCCTTAAAATGTCGACTAGCTAGCAACTTGTTCTTGTTACCAGCTGCCATAAGAAAATCACCAAGCCCGTCAACATATCGCCACATCAAATTGTGCGACAGAAACGTCAACGAGCCCGAAGGTTGGGGAACATGAGATCCAAGTTCGAGTGTCAAATTCCAATTGTCATGCAGCAAAGAAACATACTTCAAGACATCAAAAGAAAAGTCTCTTTTGAAACCAAAAATCCAATCATCGATATTGACACCGAGCACTATGTAATCATCGAATGCAAGAGATGGGTACATGCAATGAAACGTATGTAAATTAGCAGCCCACATATAAAGTGAGCCATCGGCGCCGGTGTTGAACCAACCTGATTTTTGCCACGGTGCATGATATACTGTGCCTTGTTCGACACAGTACCCACCAAAAACAGAATCATAGAGGTGGTCAATACATGCATGATACTCTTCGCCAAGAAAATCTTTACGAAGGTGTCTAACAAGTTGAGCTTGCTTGGCGCCAAAGTGAAGGTCAAAGCCATCACCATCGCCATCATATCCTTTATAAACAGACATCATGAGTGAAACAAATTCAGGACCAGGCATTTGAATGCCTAGTGTAATTGGGTGCAAAGATCGATTGATCATAAGACGCTCGTTTTGTTCAGTGAATAAAACAGAGCACGTTAACAAGTGATCAACAGCCATCGCCTGAAATATTCGAAGATGACCAGCGGCAACTTTCTCTACAGGACGCAATTCGTCTTTTAGAGTCGCAGTAGCAGTTTGCCCTACAAAAGCAGCTGGATCACCGACCAGCATTCGCTTGTGTGTATCAAATATTCTTTGACCATGTTTCTGCAGCGCTTCAGCTTTTGTAGATGAATCGTAATAATAATTGTAGCCAGGACCAGTCTTTTTGTCCATATTGCGAACGGCATCAGTAACACTAATAAGGCCGACACCATACCACAACGCACGAATGCGCGGCAGCATGAGTGCATACGCCTCACTCAGATGTCGATCAGTGGTAATGACACGTTGACGAACCACTTTACGTAGACTTTGAACGACAGCGTTGTCGTTCATAACAGCAGGTGAGTAGCTTAGAGGTGCAGCGTCTTCGTACGTGATAAACAAATCGCTCATGCCTCCTCTAGCTTGGTTATGATAACGAGCGTGTCCCACCACAGGCACAATTGTTGCCCAGTTTTCTTTATAGTGTCCAAAAGATCCTCCCCACACAGGATCAAGTGGTGGTCGCTCAATGGGGTCTGTTAGTTTTTTGAAGTAACAGGGGAGAACAACTGAATGAACTCCGCATCAACAGGCCAGAATAGATTGTCTCTATCTTTGGCTCCTGCCGAAAAATGAATCCCAACAACTTCGGTGTTGGAATTCAAAACAACAGATCCACAGTCTCCTGCTTGTGAGCTATAGCTTGCACGCGCTTGTGAACCAAACGCGCCATGCTCTCCAAGGGAAACAACAATGCCGGATGACACGTTGTCGGTATTGTACCTAACAACAGCCTGATCAAGAGCTGGCATTGCGAAGTTTTTCTTCTTCAACAACGCACAGCCCGCAACAGGTTCCAACAATACAATGTCAGTATTCGAGAACTTGACATTTTTGTTGGCTGGGACAGTAAACGTGAGTTTACTGCCAGGGACACGCAACTTCTTGGTAAGTTGAATAGCGTGATTGTTTGTCAAAAATCCCACGAACGTATTCACGCCATACGACAACACGAGATCATTGTCGCCGAGTAGTTCAAGAACACACGGTCCAACTTTGGAATGTAAAACTGTAGGAGCAGCCTTAACCAACGACTCAAGTCGTTTAGTTGGAACAAATGGAGGGATTGTAGGCTTCATCGGCTTCTGAGTCTTAACCTGCGACGTGAATCCAGCGTGAGTAACAGTCACCTTTTCTAAATTCGCTTGATTAATGAGTTCATCGTTACCCGTGGTAACAGCAGTTGCCATTTTCTTAGCATACTGCTTAGTTGCAAATTTGAATTTCTGTGCAACCTTTTTAGCCTTACGAACGTTGTTACCCGCAGCAGCCCAATCTCTTTTGAGATCAGCTGTAGCTTGCTTCATTTCGCTTGCAACTACTGCTTTGACAGCAGTAGAAACATCAGCAATCTGAATCGCAGAAACCTCACGTTCAGTGGGAACAGTAGCAACAACATTGTCTTTGAGTTTGGACTCAGTTTGTGGATTGTATGTAGGATCATGAGCATCATGAACATTCATCCACTCATCACATGTGTTGTTGTTCCACATGCGGAAAAGACCTTGATCCAAACCATGGGCAGCAGTACCTCGACGATAAGCGGTCATCATACGCCGCATTGACGCAGCGTCGACATCGACCCACTTACCATCGACGAACTTCTCAAGTCGGTCAAATTTGGTATCGTCATAACAGATGAAGTTACGACGTTTGTAATTGGCTTCGACAACTGGAGCATCATTTTGCTTAGACGACCAATTTTTCATAAAGCCTGGAATCTTGAACGGAACCAAATCAACCTTCCCGATGTAATAAAGGTAACCTACGACACCCAGAGTAACAGCAACAAAAAATATTGCAACCTTTGCAGATACTTTCTTAGCTTTTGCCAGGTGTTCAGCAAACTGGAAAGGGTCGATGTCTTCCGAAGTAACGTTAAAGATGTGCTCTATAACGTTAACGATGGATTTGGCCTCCTCAACCAAAACAGAAATAGATGTAACTGTATGACTAAGACCAGTAAGAGTAGCGGATCCGGCAGTAGAAACAACAACAGCAACGGTAAGCCCGTGCTTGAAAATGTTCCAAAAAGACATTTCTCCTTTTGCTTCAAGTTGGTCGGCAGTCTTTCTAACAATAAGTGCTTTTCGAACAGCAGCAGCTATTGAAAGAATTGCAATTAATTCAATGTGGTCAATGATGAAATTGAGTGATTTCATCTGAACTTTAATTGCAACTTTGGTGACAACATCACTACATCGCTTAGCACAATATCTAATGACGTCACCCCAAAATCCAGTCGGTATGTACCACTTAATGGCACCGACAATGGGAGTACACCAAGATTCCACTAACGCATAGTGTGTTTTTGCCCACACCACTCCCACAACAACAGTGTAGTAACCAGGGAAACAACATGACGCAAAAAACGTTACAGTCAGCATTATACGACGAATAGTGAGAAAACCGCCACTCATCATCAACGCAGAAAGTGTTTCATATTTCAGTCGAGCGGCAACAGCCATGTTAGCCATGAGTCGATAACGGCTACGTTGGGCGCACCAGTACGTAGTCATAAGAACAGCAACAGTAGGAAAACAAGCGTAAAAATATCCCAACGACAACAAAGGATAAGGGATAACAACGCACAACACAAAAATCGCAGAGGCAATTATGAAACCCATGATTGTGAACATCAAAACACAAGAAAGCATAATGATATATGAAACTGATGATGAAATAACAACCGACTAAGCCGGAGTTACTAAAATCAAGATTCAGAAAGAGTAGTGCGCAAGGCGACTACAAAAACGAACTGACGAAGAGGTAGTTGGTATTTGTAATTCGATCTGCACAACAC